CCAATGTAACCTTTTGGAAATACATTGAATGCTAAACTAGTTCTCACATTGTCACCTTTTTTAGATTCGACCATGTGTGTAAGACTAGAAGGAAACAACATAATATCACCAGTCTTAACTTGAAAGAACCATGAATCTGATGTATAAAGGTTAAATGTATCAGTAGGTATTTTTATTTGTTTATAACCATCATTAAAAAAATAGATTCTATCTTTTTCTAAGTCTGCATCAAAGTAAAAAACACCTGAAATTAGACTATTTGGATGAGCATGTTTATGATGATACTCACCTTCTTTAGTATAATTTAACCAAGACTGTGTAACAACAAATTCTACTGGATGTCTCGGAATAATAACATTTGCAACATAATTTTTAATTGATGCATCGATATAGTCCGATACATCTTTCATCTCAGGATGTTTTAATATGTACCTATCAAGACTTGTTGTATTGCCTTGATTTTTATAGATACGATCCGGTTCACAATGTAACTTTATAAAGTCTAGTTCTTCTTGTGTGAAAGAACGACCAATGTTGCCTTGTTGAACAGGCGTTGGGAAAATTCCATTTAGAATATACGACATAATTAAAATCTCTCAGTCAGTTAATGATAAAAATATTTAGTGACCCTGTGGAGTGGGTCACTTGATGTGAATCAACTTATGGTAGTAAATAACCACCTACGCCAGCAATGCTACCACCTATTGCTTGGTTAGTTCGAATTATGACGATACCTGCACCACCATTACCCCCATCACCACTTACACTTGGAGCAGAATAAGTTCCGCCACCACCACCACCTAAATTTACAGTTCCAGCAACTCCATTGACAGATGCGGGTGTACCGCCGTTACCTCCGCCACCTGAACCGCCTGTGCCACCTGATACTGTATATGCTCCACCGCCACCGCCACCTGCATATGTTACAGGTGTTCCAGAAATTGATGAAGCAGTTCCTGCACCACCGTTACCACCGGCACTTGGTGTTCCATTTGATCCAGCACTTGTAGCACCACCGCCGCCGCCAGCACCATTGCTAGTAATTCCTGCGCCGCCATTATTTCCTTGACCTGGTGTCCCCGAACCTCCTGAACCACCAAAACCTCCGCCGCCTCCTGAACCTCCATTACCACCAGCATAATTATCTCCAGAAGCGGAACCATAACCACCACCTATTGCAGTAAAAGAACTGAAAGAAGAATTTGCTCCTTGATTACCTCCAGTAAATGAATATGACGGAGATTGTCCCCAACCACCTCTACCTCCAGCACCTACTGTAACTGTATATGATGTTCCTGGTGTTACTGAATGAGAAGAACCAGTTAACATACCTCCAGCACCACCTCCACCAGCATTTTGATTTCCCGATAGAGAGCCACCTCCGCCACCACCTCCAGCAACTACTAGATAATCTACTGAGGTAACGCCAGTTGGACATGTCCAAGAACCTGTACCTTTGAATGTGTAAGTCGTGTTCGCACTAGCGGGTGGAATATATTTTACAATAATAACACCTGAACCTCCGTTAGCATTACGGGGAAAACCATCTACATATGTGCTACCTCCGGCACCACCACCTAATCCTGATTCACCGCGGCGGCCAATACTGTCTCCTCCAGTAAATGGGCCAGGCCCTCCGCCTGCGCCGCCTCCGCCAGAACCTCCCGTTCCCGCAGTTGTTCCGCCTCCGCCCGGATAATATCCACCGCCACCGCCACCTGCATATGTTACTGGAGAACCCGTAATTGATGATGCAAGTCCTGCACCACCTGCACCGCCAGTGGTAGGAGTTGGTGCTCCTCCGGCACCACCGGCGCCACCACCTGCACCGCCAGAGAAAGTTGGACTACCGTAGTTCGAACTACCATTATTACCTTGACCTGGAGTTCCTGTTCCTGCGGTCGAACCTGGATTCCATCCACCGCCACCGCCAGATCCTCCATTACCACCAGATAAACCGTTATCTCCTCCGTGACCGCCGCCAGTCGAAACAATGCTGGGACCTAGTGATGAATTTGCACCCGGAGTACCATTGTTTCCTGTTGAAGGCACACCTACTGCACCTGCACCACCCGCACCAATTGTCATCGTGATTGATGCACCTGGTGTTACTGAAAATGCAGTACCAGTTCTCATACCACCGGCACCACCACCTTGATAAGTTCCTCCGCAACCTCCACCTGCTATACACAGATAATCAATTTCTGTTACGCCTGTTGGAACTGTCCATGTTTCTGTTGCACCAAAATATGCAACAATATTACCTGATACTGGTGATGCGGATAGTCCTACTGGCCATTTGTAACCCGCAGGTCTTACTGTATTAACATTGAAATTATTATTTAAAAATTCTGCTGACATTAAGTTATCTCCGCACCGTAGGCATTAAATGTAACACTACCAAGGTTTGTGTTTGCAGTTAGCACAACACCAGCGTTCATTGAAACGGCACCTTTGATAGTAATTAACTCTCTGGCAGGTATTACGCCGCCTCTAATGATATAATGAGTATTTGAAAAAGTCGCTCCGGTTGGTCTTACTGCCAATGAATAAGCACCATTTGAATCGGAGAAGTTGTGAATTGTGATTGTACCAATGATTGCTTGTGTAGCCGCTGCCGTGGTATACAAGTTGGTCATTGTATTTGATGTTGGTGTGATTTGACCAAGTAGTTTATATGCAGTTGTCATTAACTAATCTCCACACCAAATGCTGAAAACGATACATTAGCAGCTTTTGATTCGCCACTACGGTATCTATTATTTGCAACAAGAACAACATTTGAATTCATAGTGATATTTAGATTCAAAATTATAGTGTCTGCTTGACCTACTAATTGATTTTGTAAAATGTAATGTTGATTACCAAGTGCCACACCTGTTGGTCTTACAATGATATCCACATTTGCATTTGCAGAGTCTTGATTACAAATATAAATTGTTTGAATGATGGCCGAATTTGCACTGGTTGAATACACATTCGTAGCAGTATTCACCGCAGGTAAAATTTGACCGAGTATTTTATAGGTATTTGCCATCTATTATGAACCCGTGAAAAACAAAGCATTGATACCAAAATCGATATCGGGTGATAACTTTGCTTGTGTAATCGCACCATCGGCAACTGTTGTGGTTGTCTGAGAACCAACACCTAGATGAAGAACTACAATCGATGCAGCTGCAGCCGGTGCAGACACAAAGTTTAATGTTGTACCACTTACTGTATAGTCCGTTGTTGGTTTTTTATATGCACCGTTTACAAAGACCGCAATCGATGATGTTGCGGCCGGTGCATAGGTCAAACTCAAGAAAGCAGTTTGCGTTCCAGAACCTGTATAGGAATCTGTTACAAACGGACTAGATGTTGGTTTATTTCCGATATATGCCATTTTTACTCTTTAACTGGAGGTCCACCCTCTGGTTTTGGATATTTGTCTTTTACTTCTTTGATTTTTAGAAACCATTCGGATTCTTTTAAATCACCGCCTTTATCAATAGCATGCCACAACAAATCTAGTTGTTCGAACCCATCAGGGTAATTATGGCATCTATCATAAGCATACTGATAATATTCTACTTGTGCTTTTTGAAACGCATACTCTTTATCAATTTCTTGCTTTGTTGGAGGCATTTGGCCAGAGTCATCTTGCCAACGAGTGAAAGTATATTCACCACCTGCAACAGTTACATCCCATTTAGCACCAGGTCGCAATGTTTTGATAACTGTATCGATACCAAAAGGCATTGCCGTTTCACCTGTAAAATTCTTTGCAATTTCATCCACATTCATATTTAAACTCCAATAATTAATTAAGGGTTGCTATCAATAAGAGTTTCTTTAACCCAAGATGTTGTTGATTCATCCCATTTGTAATATTCGCCTGCTTCTACATCAGCATCAGTAGGCATAGCAACTGGTGCTTCATATGTTGCAGTTGTGTTATTTAAAACCCAAGATGCGTATGGTTTTGGTGCGACAAACGCATCAATGTCTGCATGGTATTTGAAACCAATACCTGCATAGTGTTTACGAATATTACCGTTATACGATGTTTGTTTCCATGTACCGCCCAACAACTTCTCGCAAAAAGCAGCACCAATGTGTTCTTTTTCTACACTATTGGCATCTGCCGTATCTTTGTTGTCGACCACGATGACCTGAAGAACAACATTGTTTTCGTCAAGTTGTGCAAAATGTGCCATTGTTTAAAACTCCTCTTTGTTTGAAAAAATATTTAATACTTTATTTAGTTGATTAATTAATGAAGTAACCGCCACGGCCACCTGATATAGTACCTACTGTTTGATTGGTTCGAATAATTACGATACCAGAACTTCCAGCGCCGGCCGCACTACCTAGATTACCATTACCTGATCCTCCGCCTCCACTTCCAGTATTTTGACTTCCAGAAGTTGCTGGATTGCTTTCATTACCACCATTACCGCCGACACCAGAACCTCCAGAAGATGCGACCGGAGAAGTGTATAAACCTCCGCCACCACCGCCAGCATATGTTACTGGAGTTCCAGATAGTGATGAGGTGCTTCCCGCACCACCTGCTCCTGTTGAGCGAGAATTTGTACCTGCGCCTCCTGCGCCGCCACCTCCTGCAGCTGCATATGGAGCACCATCTGGTCCTGGATCTGAACCTCCATTATTACCTTGTCCTGGTGTTCCAGAACCAGCGGAAACAGGAAATGAAGGAGAATCTGATGCACCTGCACCTCCTCCCGATCCTCCGCTTGATCCTGAACTAACTGCACTACTTCTTGATCCTCCTCCACCACCACCTATGGAAGTAATAGAACTGAAAGATGAATTGGCACCATTATAACCTCTTTCGACCGAAAGAGCGGCAATACCACCCGCACCTACTGTTACTGTATATGATGTGCCTGGTGTAACCGATAATGCAGTACCAGTTCTAAAACCTCCTGCACCACCTCCACCCCCTCCGCCGCCGCTCGTTCCAAATCTGCCGCCGCCGCCACCACCTGCGACTACTAGGTAATCTACTGAGGTGACATTTTCGGGACATGTCCAAGAACCTGTTCCTGTAAATTTATATGTTTGATTTGCAAGTGCAACTGGTGTGTATTTTAAAATGATAACTCCAGAACCTCCCGAACCAGAACGGCCATTAGTCGCATTATTTGAACCGCCGCCGCCGCCAGCACCTAGTCCTAATCCTCCAGATTGTCCATCTTCCGAATTGGGTAAATAAGCACCACCTTGACCTCCACCACCCGAACCTCCCGCAGCACCTGGATCATAAGCAACAGGTCCCTGTGCAGAACCTCCTCCACCTCCTGCATATAAGAAAGGATTGCCGGTGATTGAGGATGCTAAACCTGCACCGCCTGTTCCGCCATTGGGACTAGTAGAAACTGCATTTGTTCCTACACCACCAGCACCACCTCCTCCAGAACCACCTGTGCCATTAGAGAATCCTGGTGTTCCAGAACCTCCATTATTTCCTTGACCTGGTGTTCCTGAACCACCGGCACCTATTGCGGTACCTCCGCCTCCAGAACCTCCTGTTGCGCCAGTACCGCCTGCTGGAGCGGTCGCCGTGTGGCCACCGCCGCCGCCACCGCCAGTCGATGTTATAGTTGCAAATGGAGAAGGACCTGCGATTGATGAATTACCACCAGAATTTCCTTGAGAATTTGAAGGACCAACGAGAGCACCACCCGCACCAACAGTCATCGTCATTGTCGCACCAGGTGTTACTGATAGACTTGTACCAGTTCTCATACCACCAGCACCACCACCGCCACTACCATAATGACTTTGTCCTGTTCCTGCACCGCCTGCACCGCCACCTGCTATACACAGATAATCAACTGATGTAACACCGCTTGGAACTGTAAAGGATTCTGTTGCACCAAAATAAACTACAACATTGCCACCGGGTGGTGCGGCAGTTAACCCTATGGGAAATGCGTAGCCAACAGGTCTTACGCTTTCACCGGTAAATGACCCGCCTATTAAACCTGTGCTTCTACGAATTGTCATTAGCTAATCTCCGAACCAAACATTGAGATTGATACATTGGGGTTATTTGTATTAGCTGCAAATATTGACCCCGCATTTGCAGTCAAACCAATTGTAAGAAGGATTGTATCTGCCGCCGGAACAACTGCACCTCTAATAACATAGTTAGGTGCGGCCGCTGGAGATGCAAATGCACCTGGTGGCATCATAATCAAACTGTATGATACATTGGTTGAATCTTGGTTACAGATTGCAATTGTTGAAATAATTGCCTCTGTTGATGCTGGCACAACATACACATTTGTCTGCGTATTTGCAGATGGGTTAATTGCGCCTAATCTTTTATAAATTTGTGCCATTTTACATTCCTGATAACATTAACATATTTGGTAAAATTCTTGCAGATAGTTTAACATCGGTTACAGCACCATCTGCGATTTTTGCTTCTGTGATAGTTCCACCTTGAATATTACCGCCGTCAATCAAATCGTATGTGACGATTTGTAAATAATTATATCGAACTTGGATATTGTTTGTACCTGATGGTGGTGCTGATGTGAAAGTGATATCAGCAGTACCTGAAGTATTGTTTGCGGCAATAGTGTATGCAGAGAACGGGTCTTGAACCACATTCTCAATAACTGCAATTACATCATTGACACCAGTTACTCTACGACCTATTGTATATTTCGTTTGAGAACCAGTACCGTTAAATGCCTCTGAAGCAGCCGCAAAAGTATTGACTTCAGGAGTATTACCGATGTATGCCATATTATGTTATCTCCAAAACTGAAAGAATAACATCTGCGGAATCAGCCGCACTTGTTTGAACTTGTAAGTAGTCCGTTGCTTCTAACACAACCTTTTGGTCGCCGCCAATTGGAACTAATGCACCGCCAGAAGCGATGATTGCACTTTTAACCATGAAGTAAGAAGTACCATTAGATGTGATTGTCACATTAGCAGTAATTGGAGCATTAGTGATATTGGCAATCGTCATACCAATGACAGTCGCCTGAACACCCGCACCAGCAGAAAAGACATTCTGCGATGTTGTATTAGCGTTTTTAAGAAAGTAATTTTTAAATGCGTTTGCCATGAATATCCTCTATATCCAACTATTTATCTATTTATCCTAATGCAATTGAATATGCCAGTGCAGAACCATCATTTAATTCAATAGAAGCATAAATTGCTGTATTGGCATTACCTGTGATTCTTTCGGCATTTAATGTACCTGTTATAGTTACATTACCAAAAATTGCATTTCCTGTGACACCTAGTGTACCAGTTAATAATTCATTACCTGCAATGGTAATACTACCTGTGATTGCAGTATTACCACCAATCGTTACATTGTTTCCAAATGAACCATTACCAGACACAGTAAGGTCATCAAACCCAATAGTATCTAGTGTTACATTACCACCAATTGTTAAATCACCAGCAATGTAAACACTACCCGCAATATTCGCATGACTGCCAATATCAGCAGTCGTAGTAACTCTTAGTGTTGCAACATTACCGCCAATCGTTACATTGTTTGCAACCGCAAGGTTAGCACCTAATGTAGTGTCTTTAGTTACAATTAATGTATTGGCAACGGTTGCAGAACCCGCAACTGATAGGTCATCAAAACCAATCGTATCTAATGTAATATTACCTGAAACAGTTAAGTCACCGATAATAGTTGTGTTGCCAGTAACTCTTGTGTTACCATCTACAAACAAATCTCTTTGAATTAGAACATTTGATGGAACTGTAACATTTGGTTTTGCATATGAAAAACCTGAACTAACATTAATTGTTGTCCAGTTTGCACCACTTAATTGTGCATATGTATTTGTATTTGCATTGAATGTACCGCTGAGTTGAATTAAACTCAATACATTCGATGTTGTATTCCATGATTGAACAATAGCAGTTGAATTTGCATATGTTACATTATTATTAGGACCTTGGAATACAAGTTCACCAGTCTGATATGTACCAGTACCGGTATTCATTGTGATTGTTGTTAGTGAGGTAATATTACCTGTAACAACAACTTCTTTAGATTGTAAGTTTACTGTGTTAGTTGTATTAGCAGTAATGACATTGATTGTCGCACCAGTTTCAACATTTAAGGAAACATTTGCAGAAGTACCACCAACACGAATTCTAGTGTTGGCAAAGAAAGTTTGACCATTACCATCGGTCAATAGATTGGCAGTACCAATCAGGCTTTGTGTTGCCCCTAACCAATGTTGGAAGGTATTGGCGGTCGATAACTGACTTATTAAATTAGCCGCCATTATTCTTTCCTTGTATTAAGAACAATATCTTGAAGTAAAGATTTGATTTCTGACATATTCTGTTCTAGTGTGGAAATTCTTTGTTTTGTATCTTCTTGTTCCACTTTTTGTTTTCTTAAAAATTCTACTTTAGCATAGTAATCTTCCAAAGCGGCTCTATCTGTATTTAGAATCGCTTTGGAGTGACTGTCACGGAAAAGATGTTCGTGGTCTTTTACTTTAATTAAAGGCATTATATCACCTTGGCAGGCATAGCAATAACACGAAGGTCACGAATCTTAACAACATCATAAGTTTGTTTGCCTGTCATAACAATCTTAATTGCAAAAGTTTTAAATGTATTGAATACTGAACCTGTGCTATTTGTATATGAGATTGAATTGTCCTCAGTCGCACTTGAACCAGGTGCAAATGTTAACTCACGATAATCAAAAGGAGTCGTTGACACAAAGTTTGCATTGCCCAATTGTGCTAACAAATTCCATCCTTTATCTTCCCATGGATCTGGATCGGATGATGAGAGATATTTAGCATATACAAAAATTCCTGTGTCTGCTGGTTTGTATGCGGTCAGATACACACGCAAGTCGCCAGAATCAAAACCTTCTGCCAATACAACTTTGCGAGTAATGTATTTAGCGGCCGCAGGACCACCAGATTTGTCTGTCTCACCTGTAACTGTAATTACACCACCCGAACCGGTTGAACCTAAATCGGTTACAGTTACAGTAGGTTTGCCTGTGTAACCTTCACCCGCATCAACAATCTCAACGCTTGTGATTCGTCCATTTGCAACATTACCTTTTGCAGTTGCACCTATACCACCACCGCCAGAAATAGTAATTACTAAGTTACTAGTGTTTGAGTATCCAGTACCTGCGGATGTAACTTGAATATCATCGTTTGCAAGTTCTAAATTATCAACCACATTGTTAACACCAATGAATCCCATTTTTGTGGTATCAATAAATGGTGAAATGTCTGGGTTAATGGTAGACATTAAACTCTTTAACAAGAATGTTGTGTTGCCTGTTGTAGGTACTAATTGACGAGTTCCATATCCATCACTCATCGCATAATCGGTATGTGGAATAATTGCTTGGTAACCAGTATAACTTGCTGTTAAAGTTTGTGAGTTAAATGTGTAATTAATAGAAGTATTTGTTGTTGTTACATGTTGTGTAATCAACTGTGCCAAATCGTAGTTCTGTGCATCTTCTGGTGATGTAACTTGAAACAACAATTGTGCATTTTCATTAGAATTAAACCTTCTTCTAAAAATTTGGAACTGAAGGTCGCTGTTTTGGTCAGCAGTCCATGTAGAACCGTTTTGTGACAAAAACAATGAACCACCATATGGTTGTTCGGAAATTTGACGACCTGTTACCAAATCTTTCTTACCAATTTCTGCCGCATAGACTTCATATTCATTAGAGTTTGCCAATAGAACAAACGAATGTTCACCAGGTTGTAAGAACAATGGTGTTGGGAATGTAAACTCGGTGTATTTTGTTATATCTGTAATATCCGGACTATCTGTAATTCTAACTTTATCTGGAGTTACTGATACAGTTGAATATGGATAAACATCAGCAGAAGATGGATATCCGTTCACCACAGGACGAACTTGTAATGTTACAGGAACAGTCGAATCTTTTGACTTGAAACAGAATCTCATTTTCGAAACAAAAACACCTTGTGGGAATTGTTGAGGTGAAATTAAGAATGTTTCTGCAAGAGGGTCAACCCAATTGGTAACCGTACCAACTGTTCGAACACCAGTTTGCACATCAAAGAATGGGCGTTCATCTCTTACTGTTCTTCTATTAGTACCTGTTGCAGTTGTCGCAACAATACTTGTAGATTGTTTTGTCTGTAACAATCCTTGTGAAAAGAATGAAGCATCACCATTTGTGCGTGATGTGGGAATATCACCTGCAATATTATCAATCAGTCTGAATAGTTTTTCACCAATTCTGAACTGTTGAGAAGGAATAGAGAACACACCTGCAATACAACCTGATGCATCTGTTTTTGGACGACCAATTGTGTAAGTAGAATCGCCGGCAGGTGCAGTAGTTAAACCAGAGACTGTTGCAACTCTTGTTGAGACATTAAATGCAGTAATCGTACCTTCTTGGCCAGAACCTGTTCCAGATGTAATAAAAATGTTTTTACCAACATATTCTGTGTAGTTATTCGCACCAGTTGAAGTCAATGCAAGAGTAATTGTGGTTGTTGAACCCGCATCTGCTTGACCTGAATTATGTTCAAAGCCAGAAATAGCGTATGTTGCGCCTGTGGTTGCACCTACAATTGTTGAACCACCAGATTTTACAAATGTCCAACTATCAATTGCAGCTAAGTTCGCAACATACAGAACATTGTTTGCGGCATGAATTGCATAACCAGAACCTTTAATTGTACCTGAAGAATTTTTAATATAAACTAATTCAGGATTACCAACTGTGGTTCTTAGTTGAACATTGTTTGTTGTTAATGTAAATCTATTTGCCGAACTTACATACTTGTCAACAATTTTTCCATCGAAGAATGGGTATAATGTTGTATTTGGTCTGAAGTCGGATGCAATGAACAATACATTTACATTTCTCATGTAAGGAATAATCGACATATCTACAACTAGGTTACCAAGAGATTTGGTAACTTTTTCCATTGTAGCAAATGTTGCAACACCATTTCTGGCTTCCGTACCTGATGTAACAGTTACGGTACTAGCAAATGTGGTTGTATCTAGTTGTCTTTGAGATACTCGTTGTTGTTCAGTCCATGTTTGACCAGTATCAAATTGAGCAGTTTCAACAGTACCGTTAACACGGTTCCATGAACCCCATTCAGTTGAAGCGGCATTTTCTGCCATTAGTTTCCATGCATCCAAATTACCAGAAATATCTGCAACAACTTCGGGTGCAGAAGCAGTATCTACCCAAAAATCTGAGTCTGGGTTTAAAACAATTTTACCAATATAGTTAACCACATTGAATGGGTTTACATTGATCCACTTAGATGCTCTTGGTTGGTCAATTAATAATAAGTCCGAACCATTGGCAGAAACGATTGGACCACTTTGGATATAACCAGAAGAATTGGCCGAATCAAATTCTAATTTATGTGCCGATGTTGTGAAAGAAGGTCTTAATTCACGGAGTCTTGGGTCAATAGAATACTTTGGACCACCATCATAGTCGTTATTTAAAACATCAACAACAGATGTACCTGTAAAGTTATCAACAAGAATACCATTTTTAAAGCGAGTAAGATTTTCTGAATCTCTTACTGACATATCATTTTTGTTTAAAGCGCCTTGCTCTAATAAAGATAGCGAAGTATAGTATTCAAGGTTTGAAACTCGTCTATCAATACCACCAATGTCTCTCATTGTATATCTTCTGTTATTGATATACTGTCTGTCGATTTCTTTTGAATCAGATGTAAATGGTGAGTATGTCAAAATGTAAAGCGGCATACCAGTTTCAGTATCAGCAGGTATCGATGGTGTGATTCTTGAAATACCTTTAATAACTTGGAAAGATTGAGACTTATCTAAAATAACTTTGTCAATTCTTGGTAAGTAATAACTATAATCTAAAATACCTTCACTACCAACAACAGGAATCTTAGGACCAGTTGTTGTAGCGGACACATCAAATGTTACAGTTGAACCAGAACCTGCGGTTGCATCCAATCTAACTGGACGAAAGTCAATAGAATCTCTTAATTGATACACAGGATTTGTATTGTTTAAAGTTGCCGCCACATAAGCAGGAACATCACCATAACTAAAATTGGTGATATTATTTGCAGTATAAGAATCTACTGTAAAGAAACCTGGACCAGATGAGAAAAAACGATTAAAGAATACTGCAATAGGACCTTGTGGTGGTGTATATTTTGGTTTTAAACGAATTGATGCATGGTCATAAGCAGAGTTTCTTTGACCATTATCGAAGAAATACTTTGCCGTTACATCAACAGCAAAAGTTGTATTAGCTTGTGTTACATTGAAACCTCTAAAGTCTAAAACTTTTGTAATTTCAATAACATCAGAACAGTAAAGAGAATTTATGCCATCAGCTGAACGATTAATAAATGTGTTTGCAATATGAACTTGACCTGCAAAAGGATACAATACTGCGGCACTATTACTGAATACATCAACGGAACCTGATGTTTGAATTGTGTTGTTTGCAGGGTAATAAACTTTTGGTTTAACTGCTGGGTTTGAAGCATCAATTGTTGTTATAATATTCGCAGTCATACCAGAACCACCAGAAACGGTGATTTGACGAGTTGAAGTATTAACAGTAATTGCGCTTGCAGGAATAATTTGTCCTGCGGTATATGATGAACCACCAGCAGTGGTACAAATAACTTGATATTGGTCTAAGATTGATGCAACTGAAGATGCACCAGATAAAGATTCACCAGTACCTACTGATAGTGCCGGAGATACACCAGACGAGAATATTTGACCTTCATACAACCTTGTATATGAGTATGTAAAGTCTGCAATTGTATTTTGTTTAATATATTCATTTTTTAAACGCATAATCAATGGTTCAAAACCTGAATCGGAAATATATGTTGTATCGTATGTAAAAGCTGGGTCTTTTGATGCTTGTGCAACATCAGCAGAACATACTCTTGTTGTTCCATTAAAATTAATTAATGATTTGATTTGACCGATTTCAAAATCAATACAACCAACAGATGCTACATTGGGTGTAGAAATACTTAAAAATCCTTTGTCCAATGTTATTGTCTTTGTGATGGGATTCCAACCTGTAATAGTTTTAGATGTTTCGGTAGAACCTAAACCACTTGAAATACGGAACTTGGCACCTTTGTATGCATCAACAATAGGTGACAATAGTGAACCATGAATCACAACATTTGAACCTGTTGTTAAATTAGTTGTGCTAACAATATTTGAAACTACATTGTCGTTTACTTGTAAATCAAACAAGTAAGTTCTATATTCATATGTTGCAGAATTTGATGTGTTTGATGCAGAATCAAAAGCAACTTGTTTGATACGAGCAGAACCAACTCTTGTGTTGGCAATCATTGCAGTATTGGCAGTGTTAATAGATGCCACATTTACGCAATGTAAATCAACAGTTTGTAATGTGTTAACGGGAAAAGAACCAAAATGATTATTTGAATATAAGAAATATCCAAAATCCATTGTGATTGTTTCATTTGTTACATTGATGTATTCTCTTGGTTTGTCAACTGTAATAATTGTTGGAGAAATTGTTTTAAATTTTCTACCATAAACATAAGCAAGTCCTGGTGAAATGATAATATCTGTCTGTGCAGAATTTGAGGCATTATCTTCACAAGAAACCATAAATGGATTTACAGTATAGTTGCCAGATTCATCATATGTTCTATCTTCTAATACTCTTCCAAGAACACCTAATCGTGTTTCTTGGAAATTTTCGGTCAAAACTGATTGTTTAACTTCTTGTAATTGAATGAACCTCTCATCATCAACAGATTCTAATGAACGAGTAGAAAGAATTAAATCAATTTTAAAACGGTCGGAACCAGGTGCTTGATAATTAGAAGCATCTTGTGCTGGGTCTAATAGGGATGTGTCAGAAGATGATGTTATAACGGATTCTGAAATTTCATAACCAATACGAGCATTTGCAGTAGATGTGTTATATTTTGATACCGCTACTGTTTGTTTATCTGTTTCAATAAAGAAACCATCGTAGTAGTAAACACCCGTATCAACAGATACGATAGTGCCGTTACCTACATTGGTGGTATTGGCAAAATATGGTGTTGTCTCATTTGTTTTGATTACTTCGTTTGCAGCAAATGGTTCACCATAGACTTGTTGAATCATCAATGTAATTGGATCGCCGGTGCCTTCATCTGCTTCATATACCCTAATAACTTTTGCACGCTTCGATTCATCTAATGAAAGAACTGTTTGGTCAATAAAATTATTTGCAACAACATTGGTGGCAATATAGATTGGAGACAAATTCAAATATGTTGCCGTTGCATTGACAATTGCACCACCGTTTACCAAAGAACCATTTTTAAAGACAAAATCACCTTGTCTTTGAATTTGATTTTGAAGTAATGTTTGAACTTGTGTTAGTTCACGAGCCTGAACCGCATAACCAGGCTTAAACAATAGACGAAGGAACTTTTTACCTCCATCATAATCGTCAAAGTATGGATTTACATTAAAATTGGTATTAATCGACATTTATTTTTTCTCTCAAAATCTTACGACAAACTTGATACTTTCAGCTTGTCCATCTGTTCGTTGCGTTTTAACGATATTATCGACATACAACATGTCACCTGTATAAGGTTCAAATTCAGGATTCTTTGTAACAACAACTGCTCTACCTGTTGGATTAGTTGATACACCTTTTAATGGACCACCAGTAATTGGTGTACCTTTAACCCGTGTAAGTCTGACCACATTGGCATCTTGTGCATTAACAAACCCACTAAATGTTGCGGTATTTGCAGAAGGACCTTGATACACAAACTCATCTAAGTTATAACTAGAACCAGAAATAATCGTTAAATCAGTTGTTTGAGAAATGACAGTATTTGCATTTCCAGAAGCAACAACTTCATCAGATCCATATTTATGCGGGTCTCTCAGAAGTCCGTATTGTCTGAATGTTGTTCCAGTAGAAATTAATCCACCTTCTGTTGAATCTATTTCGCCTATTTTCATTGCGACCATGACGCTTGTTGAGCCTAATTCTTTGGCAGAATTGAATCCATGGCCATATTTTGGCGGCAGAACTGCACGAACATTACAACCCGTTCCAGTTCCAAAAACTGATATATTTGCCCGAGTATAATCTCTACCATAAGTTGTAAGAATAATTTCATCAATCTCGGTATTAGCACCGACTCTTGCCAATGCAATAGCGTTCTGGCCATCGCCATCAATCAAAACTCTAGTCGTAACAGCAACTGTGTTTCCTGAACCGCCTCCGTTTGCGGAAGTGTTTGCGGAAAGACGAATACGCAAGTTTAGTGTATCGATAGAATCGATGAAACAACCACCTGCAATGCCTAGTCCTGAAAGTGCCATATTGGCGGCAAGGTTGCTGGTATTAGCTACGGTAATTAAATTAGTGCCCGAAGTGAATGAACTTACGCTAATGTTACTGTGAACATATCCCGAACCATTATCTTCAACTTCCAAATAAACTAATTCACCATCTACCGAAATAAGTGGTGATGTATCGTAGTCTAGTTTAGATGTTGATACTGGTGCAGGTATCCAATTGTTTGTTAAGAAACGATTTGATGCACGGACATTATACAAATACTTCCATGTATAATCATCCGCAGTTTGAATATTTCCATTTGAACTGAGGTTTTTACCTGTTGGTTCAATCGTTGAGTTTGCATTTAATCCGTTAGCAAGACAAATATAAACATTTCTCTCACTATTCATTACATACATTGGCGCAACTGGTTGTTGGTTTGTATTTGCGGTTGTGGTGATTAAATTTGCAATTTCTACACGGTCGTCATAGTGTTTATAAATTGTATTTGCAGACCAATCGTATCTTGGGACAACCAATTCAACTTCACTACCCGTAACTTTACGGGCAGCAAACATGTTATCCCATACTAACTTTTCATTTACAGAAGTATCTGTGATTTCATCTGCAACATCATCATTGGCATATGATAAATGATTGCCAATAAAAACATAGCCAATAGTTGGCGACTGCTCAAAGAACGATTCTTTGAATTGTTCAGCGGCATTAAAACTTATTTTTTTAGAAGTATATGAAGGCATATCTTTTATTTATCTGTCATTTTAGAATGGATTAATAACCAAACCGTGTTTTATGTGTTGCATGTAATGATTGAATGGTTGCTAAATCCAACACACCATCATACACTTTAACGAATCCTATGTTACCTGATTGAACTTCAACACCACCTGCACGGCTAAACATTCTTAACTGATTGAAACCACCACCGCCAGCATTAGTTCCTGTAAAAGCTACACCTGATGGTGCTGTGCTTGTTGATGTGTAAAGTTGTCCAGTATTCGTTGATGTATTCCATGTTGCCCAATCTAAGTGCCAAGCTGTATCAGCACCACTCGATGGTAAGTTTACAGCAAAGTTGGGATAGAAAGTGTTTGGATTACCATTATATGCACCCATCAACCAATCTTTTGTTGCTTCACTTTGAGTGTTCAATAATCTTCCAGCTGATGTTGCTGATAACTTATATGCCATGAATACTGTGTAACTTTGTGCAGTAACATAACTTGGACCACCATAGATAAAATCTGTTCCGGTACTATTCGATTTAGCAAATGATCCACCATTGGCCGAGTTCCAAGATATGCTGGCGCCAGCGTTGGCCACAGTAAGTGTGTATGCTCCTGTGCCATTTGCAAGTGATCCATTGAGTGGTACAACCGAATAATCGGCTGCATCTAAATTATAGACAAGAGTTGCCGATGAAGCCGCAGCAATAGAAGTCCGAGCATTGCCGGCCATCATGGCCATCATGCCACTCATTACGAAACTCCAGTACCGTTAATGAACCAAGTATTTGCGGCTACACACACAAGAGTTGCCATACCATATGTCGTTACATTGCGATTTGCAGATGTTGTATTGCCTGCCAAGAACAATGATACTCCAGTATTTGGTGTGATAGTCACATTCGCACTTGAAGATGTTCTGGATATAATAGCAATTGATGCACCAATAGGGAACGCCACATTTGAAGTGGTTGGAATATAAAGTATATTGTTTGATGATACATTATAGTATAAATGTTTGCCTTGGTCTGCAAGTGTGATTACATAATTTGAAGTCAAATTATTCTGTGGCATACCAATGTAACCAACAGCATTTGCAGATAGGTTACCTGTGGCCGCATTACCAGTAATCGTACCACCAATTGAAATGGTGTTTGCATAATTGTATGCATTTTGTGCCAATATATTGGCCGCATTGGCAAAAGCATATGCACTATCAACTTTAATGTTAGCGGTATTAGCAAAGTTATACAAATTACCTAATGAAGTAATCGTAGTATTTCCAGAAACAAATGCGGCTTGCGCTAAAATATTGGCGGCATTTGCCATGGTGTAAGCGGCATCTGCTTTAATATTAATAGTATTTGCCCATGCATATGCACTATCAACTTTTACATTAACTGTGTTAGCAAACAGATAAGATAAATTTGCTTTATCGAACCCAGCATTTGCAGTTTCTCTTGCAATGATATCGATTGAAGATGATGCGGCTGAGTTAGCGGCATTGAACGCAGACTGTGCCAAAATATTTGCAGAGTTCGCTCTATCAAAAGCCGCATTGGCAAAATTGTCATAGTTAATTGCAATTGCAGCCGTTGCAAGTGCCGTATTGGCAACATCAAATGCAGAGTTTGTTTTTGCAGATACGGATGTAATTAATGAAGAATTTGTATTTGCAAGGTTGTATGCACCATTAGAGTGAACAAACGCAACATTGGATGAATCAAACGCAGCTTGTGCTAAGACATTGGCAGAATTCGCTTTACTGTATGCGGCTTCTGCGGTAATGTTGGCAGTATTTGATAAATTAAATGATGCTTGTGTTAAAACATTGGCAGCATTTGCTTGATTAAATGCAGATTGAGCTAAAACATTAGCCGCATTGGCTTTAGAAAACACAGTTTCAAACCGTGAATCTAAGTTAACAATTGTTGATCCAATACTGTTTGCAGAATTAAAGGCACCATTTGCATGAGCATATGCAGAATTGGCAAACACATATGCAGTATTACTTGCATTAAACGCAGTAGCAGAAAGTGTTGTTGCAACATTGGCCTGATTGAAAGCGGCATTAGCCTGATTAAATCCGGCATTAGCAGTATTTGCGGTATTTAAAATAAACGCATTGTTTAATGATACTGAAATTGTATTGGCATAATTGTATGCATTTTGTGCTAAAACATTGGCCGCATTGGCTCTTGTAAAGGCAGCATCTGTTTTGATATTAACTGTATTAGCAAATGCGTATCCCGATTCAACTTTGACATTAAGTGTATTGCTGTATGCATATGCAGAATCAACTTTAATGTTTACTGTGTTACTAAATGCGTATGCCGAATCTACTTTAATATTAACTATGTTGGCAAAAGCATATGCTGAGTCAACTTTAATATTTGCATTATTCGCAAAAGAATATAATACATCAACTTTTGCATTGATTGTATTTGCCCATGCATATGCTGAGTCAACTTTGATGTTAGTTGTATTAGAAAATGCGTATGCAGAATCTACTTTGATGTTTATTGTATTAGCAAATGCATAAGAAGCATCTGCGGTTATGTTTGCAGAATTGGCTCTACTGAAAGATGCTTGCGCTAAAATGTTGGCGGTATTTGCTCTGTCATATGCGCCTTGAACCATACCTGCATTAGCAGTATTAGCGGCATTGAAAGCGGCTTGTGCTAGAACATTAGCTGCGTTTGCTTGAGCATATGAAGAAAATGCATATACATTTACAGTATTTGCTAAAGTTTCTACCGCAGTTGTTCTATTTGTTAAAAGTGTAACATCAGTTTTTGTAAAAAATAATGATGAATTTATAGAATTTGCATAGTTATATGCACTATCAACTTTTACATTAATTGTATTAGCAAATGTAAAAACGGAATCTACTTTGATGTTAACTGTATTACTAAATGCATATGCAGAATCTACTTTAATGTTTACTGTATTAGCAAAAGCATATGCACTATCAACTTTTACATTAACAGTATTAGCAAATGTAAATGAACCTTGTGCTAAGATGTTTGCCGAGTTTGACATTGTATAGGCAGACTGTGTAAAGATATTTACTGTATTGGCTCTATCAAACGCAGCTTGTGCCAGAATATTCGCTGAGTTTGCTTTACCGTATGCTAAGTTTGAAACTGCAAATGCAACTGGCGCAACATTATCAACCGCTAAATCAATTGCGGCTAATGAGACTTGTTTTGTCGTGAATGTTCCGCTACTTTTATCTACAACTACAAACACCGTATTTTGAGTGTTTGCATCTGGCGTTGTTAAAATTGGTAGGTTTGTTATTCTAATTGTCGTTGACATTTCTTTTCCTATGATTCTACTGTAAGAACAAGTTCGTTCTCAGCGATAATCTCGTCTAATGTTACTTCTGTTGCAACTGCGGTGTATGCAGTATTAATTACAACTAACTCTTGTGTATTTGCAGTAATTGAGAACGCATTGCTTACAGTAAATACTGTGTTACTGATAATCGCATTAATCATACGAATCTCAGAATTAACTGCAATGTAAGAACCAACAGTCATAATGCCAATTGAGTTTGCGACATTAAACTTGGTTCCTGAACCAACTACAACAATACTTCCATTTACATTAACTGTACCTGATAATGACCTGATTGTCGTTGGTGCAACAATCGTATTTGTCGTAACTTCAGATTGCGGTAATGTATTAAATGTTTCCCATTCCGCATAGGCTTTAAACCCAGCAGGATGTAATAATTCTTTAAAGATTTTCTTGTATTTAGAGAACTCTATAAACGAACTTGTCAAATACGAATAATTAACATAGAAATTTCTACCTTGAATCTTTCTGTCACTTGATAGAATACCATCTGAACTTGTCCATCTGCCTGGTAATGAATCATATGTTGGAGATAACTCAGTATTGGCAGTAGCAGTTCCGTCACCGAATCCAGACAAATCAATTTGAGGAATAATTGTAATTCCGGCACCTGGATCAACGATGGAGATTCTCTCAATTTCACCTGGTCGTTTTGTACCACGACCTTCTAATACTTCACCATCTCCCAAAATACAATATGCAGAAATGTTTGCATTTGCACCTGCAACGGATGATACTGTTACAAGAGGAAGTTTATCTGGTTTATAGTTTTGACCACCAACTGGATTTATACCATATTTTCTAATTCTTCTCTGTTCAACAAAACTAACTGAAAATGCAGTATTCACATTGAACGAAGTATTTGAATCAACTTTAACTACTTTTCTAGTTTCCCATGAACTGACACCTGTGTTACCTGTTTGAATAACAACTAAGTCACCAATCGCCAAATCAGTTAAGAATGTGGTGTTGTTTCCCTGAATTGTTGTATTCGATAATGAATATACATTGACTGTGCCAGTTAACTTAGGTGGCAACAGTAAAACATTTCTAATTTTACCCGTACCATCAATATCTACAACTTCACCCGTTGCACCAACACCAAATGCCATTCTATTTGGAGGGTTTGTAAAAATTAATTCATCACCTATTGCATAACCACCACCGCCATCATTAACAATTAGTTTACCAATTGAACCATAACTATCAATTTTTACAACTGTGCTTGTGGTTGTATTTGCGGTCAATGGAGATATTGTAATGTCCGCTGGTTCAGCAAACAAATCTGGAACAATGGACAAAACTACATTTGAAGTAATAATGGCAACATTTGAAATTGCACCAATAGATGTAAATGCACTATTACTGAGTGCTCGTGAAATGACTGTGTTTACATTCGTTTGTCCTGCAACATTACCAGGAAAATGCCAGTCAGTAACACTTAAAATTGTGTTTGCTGGGTCTACATCGGAAATAACATCTGAGTAAATGAAAAATGAACTTGCAACAGAATTTGCACCATTGGCAAAGACTGCTTGTATGGCAAATTCTAATTCTGTGTTGGCATAACCAACTGCATTGATTCGTTTAGGTATTTTAAAACCTGCACCGCCATCTAAAACATTTACTTTATTAATTGCACCACTAAAGACTTTTGAAATAACTGCTTTAGGTTGTTCAGTTGCATTGGGTGAATTAAGTGGAACTGGATCACCAACCACATAACTTGAACCGCCGTCAATAACATTAATGGCAACAACCGATGAAAGACCTCTAAAATAGATATACAGTATTCCATCATCTATATCAAAGGTATCGGCTTTAATTAATTCACCAATTGCGAATTCACCATCAAGTGTATTTTCATCAATATAAAATTCGTGAATTAATTTATTGTTGAGAACTTGTGAACCAACACGCTCTACAATTGCATTTGCACCTGAAGTAACGCCGGTAAGTTTTCTTGTTTTGGCTACTTCAAAATTAAAATTAGTAAATGCAATTTTAACTTCAACACCATTTGTAGGCGCAACAGTAAAGTATAATTTTTGTATTTCTTTTCGAACAAAGTAACCAGTTGTTCGTAATACGCCATTAAAATATACCAAAATGCCACTATTCGTTACATCAGGTAATTTAAATTCTTTCGTTGTTCCGTTACCGGTGTATAAAACAAAGGCTTCGTCATTTACTTTGACATATCTTTCAAGTAACCATTTACCATCAGAAGCACGAAGAACTTCTGACTTAGGATATGTAACTGTAACTTCATTACCAAACAATAATCTGAAAAGAAGTTTGAATGAGTTTTCAGAACCTTTTGAGAGGTAAAGAGGTAAAACATTTTTAATTAAAAGAGCTTTATCTGCGGCAACATCTCTCGGTACAAGAGATGCATACATGTTAAAAAATGATTCTTCGAATTCTTCAATCGAAACATCTACATCCGATAAGTCACGGATTTCTTTTGCTCTTTTAGTTAAATCGTTAAGTTGTGTTCCCTGTTTTGTTTCAAGGTATTCATAATATGCCTCTAAAAATGTAATGAAAACGGGGTTCTCTTCCCGAATAAATTCAGGAACTTGACGATTAACAAGTAATGAGGTTTTGTAATCAGCCATTAAATTGCAACTAATTCAGTAGAGATTGATGTTGGGTCTGCTTCGTCAATCGTAATAATAGTTTCTTTGGATGATGTAAGAATACCTTTTTGTGATTTAACTGTCAAACGAATTAAACCATCAGGTTCTTTTGACGAAAGAACACGGAAGTCATTCAATACAATTACACCATTTGTATAATCGATTGTTCCGGCGGTAGCATTGATAATTTTCTTCTTTGCATTTTCATCATAATAGTATGTTCTAATTTTACCAAATCGTGCATCTAGTACCGCAATTGCAGTTGCACCATAACCACTGCCACCAGTAATAGTAATAATAGCACGGGTGTAATCAACACCACGATTTGAAATTGTAATACTTTCAATGCGGCCGTTTACAACTTTTGCAGTCGCTTCTGCGCCAGTACCATCACCACTAATTGAGACTGTTGGTGTGCTTGTATATCCAGTACCTGGATTTGCAACTTGAATTTCTGAAATGCCAGTAAACGAGTCGGCGATTTCTTCTATCTGTGCTGTTCTAAGAATACCAAACTGGTCGTAAACAGTAAATTCTGTCGATACTAATCTATCATTAACTGTACCACGATTTAACTCTGCGTTAAAATTAATCGTGTATGTTTTTGCAATACTTAAATTAGGTTCAAATCTTTTCTGTAAACGAATGATTGTTTCTGAACCACGAATGGAATTAATATCAACATTGTCAACAGAATCTTGCAATTTAGAAAGAACAAAAACAGAACCAAACTTACTTAAAATGGTAGAATTATAAACACCAATTGAGGTGCGAATTGCATTTCTAATTGAATCTGCACTTTGAGTTGTTTTGTTTTTATCGTATTCAACATAGTTACTAATCAACAAATACAGGTACTCTGGATCTCTAATTTCGGCATCAACAGAAACAATCGCTTTTGGCTTAATGATATCATCAATGATTCGTTTCTTTTCTGTTGGTGTGATATAGTAATTTGCTTTAGGTTTGATTGCAATATAAACTTTACCAAAAACTGGCGGAGTTTCATCTTCACCACCCCATACGGATAGTGAATCAATCGCAGGATAATTTTTTCTCAAATAAGATTCATAATCTTTAAATGTTACTAATCTATTTTGTGTTGTAAATTGTGCAGCAGAATTAAATTTAATCTCATCAATTGATTCTCTTACTGAACCACCAGCTGCGGCAGATACAGGTCTAATATTGAAATTAGTTAGACTTTCATTTAAAGAATCTGTTAGTGATGATGAACCAATAAAGTTATTAGCCTTGTTTGCATCTGTTCCATTTGTAACAAGGTAACGGACAGAAACTACTGCACCATCAGGCAGTTTTTTACCAACAATATCATTACCAAAATAAACTTGGAATTTACCACTCTTGTTTTCTTGCAAGTAGTAAACATCACTAGTTGAAGAAACATCTAATATATCTGTAACTTTAGAATAAACTGCAACTTGAGTATTTCCAACCGCAGGTCTTACTGTTACTCTAATTGTTGTAGTATCAATGTTAGATTCTGGTAAAGAGAAAACTTGTTTTGGATTTGTTGCCTGATTATGTGTGAAATTATATGTTACGAGTTGACCTTCATAAATGTCAACATTCTCAAAATAGTATTGTGAGTTGGCTTTTGCAACAATCGTATCTTCCAAAATAACAAAATTATAAGCACTTCCGTCAATTTGATTAGATAAGAATCCATAACCAGACGGCAGAGTTAAGTAACCAGTATTCGATGTAGATGAATTGACAGTTAAGTTAATTGTTGCAATAGGTGCTCTTTGTGAATACGGAGTGTAACCTAATTTCTTTGCATGTGAAACAACTGAATCACGCAACAGAGCCGTATCAAGGAACGACTCATTTGCAACCATGTTTAGATAGTATGCATTGTAGTGGGTATTGTAAGCAAGAATATCCAACAGGACAGACAGGCCAGAACCCTCAAAGTCATAGTCTGTAAACTCTGTTTGTTGATTTAAAAACGCTTTTAAATTATTCTTGATTGTATCAAAATCAAGTTCGGTAACTCTTAAACGGTCTGCCATGTTTATCTAATCCGTTCTAGGAAAAATTTAATTGTAATTGGGTCTGGACTGTTGATAACGAAGAATTCTAATTCGACATTATATCTATTCTCATCCGGAGATGCAGAGGCCGTAACCCTTGAAACTTGAACTCTTGGTTCGAAATTGACAATCGTTTCTTCAATTTCTCTTTCAATTTGCGCCGCCATAACGGAGTCAACATTCTCGAATAACATACGGCGAATGTTACTACCTATTTCTGGTCTAAAAGGACGCTCATAATGATTTGTCAAAATAAGATTTTTGACTGAATTGATAACAGCATATTCATTGACATGCTTGTTGATATCTTTGCGAATTGGATGCGCTGTAAAGTTCAAATCTAAGTCTTTGAAACTTCTTGCGGAATCGATATTTGTTGTTATTGTCGCCATATTCTATTTATTCAACCTCCGGCAAATACATTACCCGAACCAGCAGTAATTGTGTTAGGACCATAATCATCTCCAATTCTTCCAACACCTTTTCCACCAATCTTCACAGTCGAAGAATAACCAGATAATGTAGAGGTATCAACTGAACATCCTCTTTTAGGATGCGGTGCGATTGTGTTACCTGCAACAACAATCAAAATACCATTTGCAAAAACACTATTTCCATTAACTTGTCCCACAGATGTTTTCATAGGAGTCGGACAGTTTCTACCTGGTCCACCATCTTGTGATAATACTGAATCTCCTGCTCTAGCAACTGCTGGCATTATTGTTTACCTCTTGACACCAAATCTTTTACTGCGGCTACGGCCGACTGATACTTCCAATAATGGTATTCTGTCAAATTAATAGACACATTTTGTTTAGGTTCAATACCTGCGGCTTCAACTGTTATATTTACAGGATAAGTTTCTTCTCTGGATGTTGGCGTTGGCATATTATATTCCACCAATGCAAAAAAATCTTCTGTTGTCTCTGGTGGTAAAATTTTAAATGTGCCATCAGGCATTCTAAATCTGTAATATTGACCTGGAAATAAATTTGCAGTTTTACCACTAATCCTTGCGGTGTTATTAGAGGTTACTGTATAAGTTAATCCAATCGATGTAAAATCATAAGAACTTGAATTATGTGACACATTTGCAACGACATTGTTTCCTGTTCCGTCATCCGCTTCACCAGTATAAGTTATATCTACTGAAATGGTACTTCCTTCCCATGCAGATTTTACTGCTCTTGAAAGAAGAATTGGGTCAGTAATAAAATTATAAGCATCTTCAGGAATTTCACCTGTGGGAAATCCTGATTCGTTAGAAAAAGAAACGATAACATTTGCTGACATATTAGTTTAGATTAATTGTTCCGGCATTGACACTAAAATTACCGGCAGAGATATTATAATCTCCACCAACATCAGATGTTTTACTACCACCAACTGTCTCTGAACAATCACCACCAATATCTAATGTGGCATCTCCATCAATAGTTGCAGACAAACTACCATTTACTGTGGCATCAACATCACCTTTGACCAATGCAGTAACACTACCATCAACTTGTGCATCTACATCACCAACAACATATGCGATAAGGTTTTCATCAACGGTTGCATACATATTTTTTTGAACATAAATCTCTGCATTGCCTTGAACAGTAATTTTACAATCACCCATAACATACAGGTGGTCGTCTTCCATAACAATAGAATATCTACCTTTAGTAATCTTCTCTACTCTGTCACCATCAGGAAACCATTCTGTGAAACTTCCATTTCGATGTGCAATGTGAATTCGTTCTGCACCAGGTGTATCATCATATTCAACAATGTGACCAGATTCCGTTTCCATAACATTGTTGTAAGGATAAACGGCATCATATAATGTTTCTGGTTCGTCCCAATTACTTAATTCTTCTTCTTTATTATATGTCTTAATTTCTTTGACAACATTATCTTTTCGTTCTTGGATAAATGTTTCTGTAATTGTTTCTGCATCATTTCTTGCAATACGAGAAGTCGAAGGTTCATCCAAATAAATTGGGTTTGGATCCGCTTGTGATTTTTCGCTTATTACAATACCTGTACCATCTTCATTGTATTCTTTCGATTCAGGTGGTCTTGGTGCATCAGCCAAATCTTCTCTTGGGTCACTATATGCTTCTTCTGCATTAGCTTCTTTAAGTGGGATACTTGGAAATTGACCAAATACAATTCTTTGTTGTGCGGCTTCACCATCTGCAAAGAAACCAAGAACCATATCACCTTCTTTACAGGCATATGGGTTTACATTATTTACTGGAAATGCAACTTGAGCCCAAGGTAATGCATCTGTTGGAAGTTGCATTTTATTGTCCGCATCCCAACCAACACATCTAACTTTAAGGCGACCAAGTTTAAGTGGATCCATTCTATCTTCAACGAATCCAACCCACCAAACAAAACCACCTTTACCGGCAAAATCTTTTTGATTGTCCATATTAATAACTCAAAAGGTCCTCTTGTTGTTCTGGACTACTCACAGAAATTTCAACATCTGAAGAGGTTGTTGCAACTTCAATAATCGTTTCGTGTTTTTCGTAACCAATAATTTGTCGTGATGCTACAATAAGATATTTACCACTTAAACTCTTATCTTCATTATCATCACCTTTGAATTTTTTACCAAAAATAGGTGCATCAACATTCACATTAAAACCTGAAGTCAATTGAAAGTTTCCTGGCATGGCAATTTTAAGTCTCTTTGACATTAAATTGTCGATAATTGCTTTTCGTTGAAACATCCACGATTCGGTGTTGTCTAATTTAGATAATGATGTTGGGTCTTTTTCTTTAATATAATTACTAAAATTTTGTGCCAAAGAGAAGAAAGATAAAGTTTTCTTAGAGTCATATGCCTCTATATTACTTACACCTGAACGATTTTTAATTACTGATGCATTTGGATTATCATTTGCTTTATCCATTGTTGCATCAACATCACCGTAACCAATTTCTTTCTTAGCAGTTGTTCTTGTGAGTGGGTCAAAACCAATGAATTGACCGGCATTAACACCAGACCTTTGTTTTGAAATACTGTCTGATTGCGTTACAACTTCAAATGCTCTTGCTGAACTAATTTCAGAAAATGGATTGCCTTTTGATTGATTTTTTGGTGCAAATCTGACATCCAAAATATCTTCTTGTGTTAACAACATTGACAATGGCGCAAAATTAAAACCAACTAAATTTTGAAAGAAAAGGTAATTAGGTGCCTGCTTTTGGTCTAAACTTCTTTTCGCACACCATTCTATGGCTTCAATTGGTCTCAAATTTGGTATAACAACATTACGAATACCAACTGTATCTTCAAAAATGCCACCAGATTCACCCGCAGGAACACCCAAATAATCTTCTAAAATTTTCTCAACAACTTTACCATATGTGTTATCGTATGATTGATTAATTCTTTGTTGGTCTGAATACATTAATTCATCAGAACAAAAATGTAATGTATAAAGTTCACTATTCAAACCTTCATTCTTACGAGTTGATTGTTTGTAGATACGAAATGCTTTTCTAAACGAACCAATATCGGAATTACTGTCTTTTGCAATATCAATGAGAATAGATTCTGAACCATCAAATAATAAACTACCAGATAAACCGGCAGCATCACGAATCAATATACTTCCACTCATAACAGGCAGAAATAAAGAATCGAAGATGTTTATTTCTTCATAGATGACCGAAATGTCAATTGGTCCACCTTTAGTAACAATCACCAATTCATTTATTTTGAATTGGGTTGATTTACTCATTGATAAACTCATGCTTTAATTACTCTCTTAAATTCTTTTTCTACGGCAGTAACAAATTCAGGTTTCAATAATTTAATTGTTCGTTTACTATCATTAACTGCAACTTCATACTGATAATACGATTGCGTTTCTTTAGTTACAACTTCAGTTATTCTACTGCCATCTTGTAAATTATAAATTGTGTTAGTGGTAGCGGTATTTGCATATGTGTTGGCATCTAACTGAAGTTTTTCAATTATTTTTATATCATCTATATTTGTTCTTGTAATTACTTTATAATAAGCTTGAATGTTATTTGGTGACATAGCCCATGAAAGACCAGTTTGTATGGTCGTATTTGCAGCACCATTTGCAGTATATTTTGCATCAATATAATCAACCAATACCCTATCTCTAAGTGGCCAATCAAACTGTGGGTCAAAAATGTCATTAAACATTAAAACAATCCAATGTCTTTCTGAGTTTTCGTAATATTTGGATGCAATAATTTCTGGTGTGTCACCATCTTTAATGTCATACTTGTAAAATGCAGAAGAATTTTCTTTAAGTGTGGACTCAAATCCAAACCTTGCAATAATATTTGTTACAGTATCTAACCCTGCCGATGAATTATTGGCAGTATAAAGTGTTTTTGGAAAGTAATTAAAATATTTTGCCATTAATTACCTCTCGCCAATGTATCTGCATTTGCTAAATCAGACCTGAAGTCTGCCTTTGTTAGATATGTCATTTCTTGGAATTGCAATGTAGCTTGAATTGATACTGGCATACCTGTGCGACCTAAAGAAGGATTATTTTCACCAGGTGTCTCATATGCAGACCATCCGTTTGGTGCATAGTTAACATCAAGTGAGACTAATACACATGATGCAATTTGTGGAATGTTAGGATTTTCTTTACCTGAATTGTAAAACTTAATGTCGAATTCGGAAGGAGGAATTAAAAAACCACCTGCATTTGGCATCAATTCTGGCGCTTGATGAAAACGAAGTCTTTCTAAAATTCTTTGAACTTCTAATGCTTCTCTCTCATCTCTTGGATAAAAAGTAAAGTCGAATTGAAATGTTCTGAAATTTGGAGACTTGTAAACCATTTCAAGCATAGGATTCTGCACACGACCTGTTGCAGCTAAAATTGCTTGACCTGTTTGTTCACTACCTAAAAGTTTTGCAACACCAGAACCCGCTTTTTGTTTGGCAATTTCGGCAGCAGTTTTACCAATTGCACCAATACCTTCTGCACTACCACTTTGAAATGCATCATAAATTGATTTGCCCCCCGCAAGTGCTTGACCTGCTAATTCACCACCCAAACTTAATTGGTCGTATGATTGTGCATAAGTATATTGCAATGTATCTGGCATATACAAAGCAATTGCATCTGTTGTGAGTTTGGTTGTTCTTAAAAAATTTAAACTACCACCCGTGATTCTTTTAATTGAGTTGTCGATAAGTGCTTGTGTGGCAGCAGAACCACCACCTAAACTAATGTTTGCTTGGCCAAAAATATTACCAATACTACCTGTAATACCACCAATAACACCGCCTGCGGCTTTACTGATTGCACTTGTAAGACCACTTAAAATACCGCCTGTTTTTTGATTGAGTTGATTTAATCCATTGTTGATTTTACCCATCAACTCATTACCATAATTTGTTGCTAATTTTTGTGGATTGGTTAAGTCTACCAGAGAGAGACTACCTATACCACCACTATCTGAAAAATCGGAAACTGTGGTTCTTTTAAAACTAGACTCTTTCTGTTCACGGATATAAAATATTACATAATGAGATTTGTCCGTATTACCAATATCTAAAGGATAACGGAGTGTAGTTGTTTCAAATTGGCTGCCAGAAAGGCTAGACAAAGGACCTATCCTGTTTCCAGAACTTTTATTAAAAGATATGTCTGAGAATCCAAAAAGCGCCATGATTGTCCTATAAGGTTTATAGATAATATTTATGTCATACAAAGGATGGTTTCGTCCAAGAAACCCAAACAAATATAAAGGCGATGCCTCAAACATCGTCTATCGTTCCAATTGGGAACTTCGGGTAATGAAATACCTCGATGAGAATACTGCCGTCATATGGTGGGCATCTGAGGAGTTGCCGATACCCTATGTGTCGCCAGTTGACAATAGAGTGCATCGTTACTTTCCAGATTTCATCGTCAGGATCAAACGGAAAGATGGCTCCGAGCAGACTTCAATACTAGAAGTGAAGCCGTATAAACAGACGATGATGCCAACGCAAAAGCGCAAGACCAAACAATACCTATATGAAGTTACCCAATATGCCATCAATCAAGAAAAGTGGAAAGCTGCCACTTTGTTTTGTAAAGAACATGGATGGCAGTTTCAAATCATAACAGAAAAAGAACTTGGCATTTGAGATAAATACTCAAATGGCGAAACCACTAATTGACAGAATAAAAACATCGTTGGCGAAAGAAGGTCTTACGCCAAGGACAAATGCGGCTCGTGCTTGGTTGAGGTCTAAAGTTAGAGACTTATCTCCAACACCAAATTCTATTATGCGTGACCAACAAAGACTTCGTGAGAATTCTATGATTGGTCGTATGTATTTTTACTTTTACAATCCAAAGTGGAAAGATTCGTTGCCATATTACGACAGGTTCCCATTGGTTATTCCAATTGAACGATACCAAGACGGTTTTCTAGGGTTGAATTTACATTACATTCACCCAAAGCAACGAATTATCCTTTTAGATAAACTAAGTGAAGTCGCATCAAACAATAACTATGATGAAAAAACTAAACTGCGTTTAAGTTATAGTTATTTAGCAAGTGCATCAAAAGCATTTGAGGCTATGCCGTGTATTAAACGGTATTTATTTACAAATATACAATCCCGCTTTTTAGAAATAACTGCTGACGAATGGGATATAGCGGTAATGTTACCTGCTGAAAACTTTGTAGGTGCAACAACAAGCAAAGTATGGTCTGATTCTAGGAAAAAATTCTAAATGTCATTTTCACCAAATTTATTTTTATCTAATGTAAGAGCGAAAGATGGACTTGCAAAACCTTCCCGTTTTGAAGTTGTTCTTCCTATTCCACCTTACATTAATAGTTTTGTAGGCAATTCAGTCATTGAAAAGATTTTGAATTTCCCAAACTCTATCTTCTCAGATGTTTCGGATGCTATTGGCGCCGCATTTGGTCGTGGAGGAGAACAAGATGAATATTCCAAAACTTCAAATTCTTCTATGTCAAGGTACTTGGCACTTCAATGTGAAAGTGCGGAATTGCCAGGCAGAACATTACAAACTGCTGATGTAAAAATTTATGGACCTACATTTAAAGTTCCATACCAATCACAATACGGTGACACAACATTAACATTTTTGTGTACCAACGAATTCTATGAGCGTAAATTGTTTGACCGATGGATTGAAGCAATTCATCCTTCTGATACAAACAACCTTAGATATCCAAAAGGACAAAAGTCCAGATATCTAACTAATATTAAAATCATTCAATATGATGATTTCATTAAAAAGATTTACGCAGTAGAATTAATGGATGCATTTCCAATAGGAGTTGCATCGCAAGCGCTCAGTTGGTCTGATGATGGATTTCATAGACTATCTGTGCAAATGGCATATCAAAGATACCGACCAATTTACGAAGGATCCTACGACCTTGCCTCTGCGGCAACTGCGTTGTTTGGTTCTGCGTTTTCAAGGATTTTACCTTTGGGTCGTGCATTATAAAATTTTAAACAAGCGAGGATATTATGTTACCTAAACTAGATGTACCAATTTATACTGTGAATTTAATTTCGACAGGAAAACCTATTCGTTTCCGACCATTTCTTGTAAAAGAACAGAAACTATTTTTAATGGCAGCCGAATCAACAGACGGCAATGAGATGGTTGGTGTTATTCGCCAAGTATTGAGAAACTGTGTGCTTGATGAAATGGATATCGATTCATTACCAACATTCGATTTAGAGTATTTGTTTATGAATCTCCGTGCAAGGTCAGTAGAAGAAATTGTTGACTTGCGTTATAAGTGCAACAATACAACTAAAGATGAAACGGGTGAAGAAAAGAAATGTAGTGGCGTTGTTGAATTCAAACTCAATCTATTAGAAGTTGAACCAACAAAGAATCCAAATCATAAAAACAAAATTCAACTTACCGAAAACCTTGGTATTGCATTTAAGTATCCTACTTTTGAAATGATTCAGAAGTATGAGAAGATGAACGAGAATGAAGTTATGTTAAAAATTCTTGTTGATTGCATCGACTATGTTTATGATAAAGAAAGTGTGTATTATTCAAAAGATTCATCCAGAGAAGAAATGGAAGAATTTATTGATAACTTACAACAAAAAGATTTAGAGAAGTTTAAAGACTTCTTTGATACCATGCCTGAAATTAAAAAAGATGTTCACTTCAAGTGTCCAAAATGTGCATACGAAGAAGATATTGCAATAAAGGGCATGCAAAATTTTTTCGTCTAATTTTTCGTTATGATACATTAGGCAACTATTATCAGACGAACTTTGCTTTGATGCAACATCACAAGTATAGTTTGACTGAACTTGAAAACATGTTGCCTTGGGAAAGAACCATTTATGTTGAATTACTATTGAAGTATTTGAAAGAAGAAAAAGACCGGTTGGAATTACAAAGACAAACTAAGAAACGATAATGGCAGATTTTGCATCAAGATACCTATCCGAAGTAGAAGGTGGTAAAGGACTTATTGGAGGCGCTAAGGCGGCTTTAGAAGGCACCACCAAAGATGTAGGTAAAACATTTAGTAAAGAAAATGTTGTCCGAAGTATGTTCGGTGGCGATGATATTTTCTCGGCCGTTATTCGTGGTAAAATGGGTGTTAAAAAGAAAGAAGAAAAAGAAAAATCTCCAACCGCTTTATCTAATAGAGGTCTGGACAATATACAAAACCAGGTTGATAGTCTTTCAAAAGAGGTGCAAGCAAAAGGTGAGTCTGGTGGTTTAAGTGAAGATAGTTTAGCATATTTAAAAATAATTGCTAAAAACTCCATCTCTATTCCAATGATGGCAAGAGATGTAAATGTTCTTCGTCAAAATTTAGTTAAGTTAACAAAATTAAAAGGTGGTAAAGGTTCGGCACCTACAAAAGCCGATGCGTTTTTCCTTAAAGAAGATGAGAGAGAAGCTGCACTAGAAGTTCAAAGACAAAAATATGGCGGCAGTAAAAAAGAGCCTGGTCAAAAAGAAGGTGGCGGTGAAGGCGGTGGCGGGTTAATAGACACCATTATGAGTTTCTTTAGTGGTGGTTTTATGAAAGCCATCCGATTCATTTTTAATCCAAAAATGTTGTCGAAGATTTTTTCTAAAGTATTTCTTCCAATTGCCATTATCGGTACTCTATTTTCGGGTATCAAAGATGGTTTCAAAAAATACCAAGAGACTGGAAGTTTTTCTGAAGCAATAGTCGCCGGTTTAGGTGGCATGTTAGAGTTTTTAACTTTTGGTCTATTTGGTGAAGATACTTTAAAAAGTTTATTTGCATCGATTGGTGACTTCTTTAAACCAATCACAGAAACTATTTCTGGTTTTTTTAGTGGTATAAAAGACTTTGTTGTTGGTCTATTTGGCGGTGTCGTTAAAATGCCAGATGACACACCTAAAGCGGCAGAAGATGTTAAACCAGTATCACCAAATACAAAAGATTTTGCACTAACAAAAGAAAAGTTAGATGAATCAAAATCACCTGTACCGGCTGCGCCAACAGGAAATGAAACTGGTGTTAAAAGTTTAGCCGACAAAGCAATGGAGATTGAACAACAAAATCCATCACCACCTCCTTCGGCAACATCACCTGCTCAAGTAAGACAAGAAGCACCTGGTGCAACACCGACTGCTGCTACACCAGTTACAAGTGAACCTGTAACTCCTGCGCCATCACCAACAACAATGCCTTCTCCCGCTTTGTCTGGAGATATGTCTGCTGACCAAAAGATTACTCAGATCCAAACTTTCATCGACAGTAATAATCAGAACCTTGCAGAGCGTGAAAAGAATTCGAAAGAAAGAATTGATGCATTTAAAAAACAAAATGCAGGCAGTCCAGAAAAGATTGCAGAATTTGTAAAACAAGAAGAAGCAAGTTTAGAATCATATCGTAAAACTGTTGAAGATTCAAACAGTCAACATTCAACAAATATTGGTGCGTTAAAGAAAGATAATGCACCATCCGCATCATCTATGCCTTCATCACCAACTGGTTCTGTTGCGGATGCAAGTGATATATCAAGTAGTGGTGGCGGTTCTTCTCCTTCTGAAAGTGGTAGTAGTGGTTCTTCTCCACCTTCTGCTGAATCATCACCATCGGCACCCTCAGGTTCCGAAATGTCAAATCAATCCGCATCAGTTGCGGAACAACAAAGAATGGAATCTTCTGCTGATGAGGGTTCTATAATCAATTCGCCAACAACTAATAATAGTTCCGAATCACAAGGCAAAGCACAAAATCTAATTGCAGATGTATATGATACTGAGTTTGCAAAACTAATTTCTGTGGCAGCATAATATGGCAGAATATAATACACCATCAGAACACTTGGATAAAAACGGCAATCCTTTGCGTGGTGCCGCATTAGCTGCAAGAAAAGAAAAAATCGAAAGACAAAAAACTTCTCCTGAAGAAGATAATCAAAAACCTAAACTAGAATCAATTAAAGAATCAGTAGGCAGTTCTTTAAAATCTTTTTTTGGTAAAGGTTCTCCTAAAGTGGAAGCGACACCAACACCAGAGAAAGAATCTGGTGATGATGTAAATGCCTTTCTAAAAATTATTGCCAAAAACTTCATGTCCATCCATTTGATGGCTCGTGACCTGAATGTTGCAAGACAAAATTCCATAAAATTAGTTAAATTAGAAGGCGGCGAATCAACCAATAAAGCAGATGCACAGTTTTTGAAAGCCGATGAACGGGAAGCAAAACTAGAGAGTGAACGGGCAAAAGAACAAGAATCGAAAAAGCCTACTCCAGAAAAAGCACCTGTGGCCAAAAAAGCAAAAAGTTTCATGGATAAAATCATGGATCAATTTGGTATCAATAAGATTATCAAATCATTTACCAAATACTTTTATTTGGCAGGTATTATATTAATTGTTTATGACTTATTTAAAGAATCGTTTACAGAATGGGTTGGTGGTTTATGGGAATCAATCAAAGAACAATTTGATGAATTTGTAAGCGACTTTAAGAAATGGTTTAGTGATGTAGTTCAACCTATCATTGATAAAGTAAAAGAGATTATTCAACCAATCATCGATGCAGTTAAAAAAGTTGTTGATGCAATTAGTAATTGGTTTGGTGAAAAAATAGATTTATTTGCTCAAGAATTTCCACAAACATTTGCCTTCATTAAAGGTGTTATCGATAAGATAACTGAGTATATCAATATCTTAAAAGAAAAACTTAAATTTGTAACAGATGCATATGATAAAGCAACCGCAAAATTAAAATCTGTTACGGATGCCATTGCCGAAAAATTAGGTTTTGGAAAGAAAAAAGAAGAAGAAAAACCTAAACCTGGTCAACCTACACAAAGGTTAAAGTTAGACGAAAAAGGTCAGTTCGTACCGATGACCAAAGAAGAGGTTGACGCTGAGAATAAAAAACTGGCGGCAAAAGGCATTCCTCCACCAGTTGTCTATCCAGTTACAACTCCTTCTGGTAAAGAAGTACCTGCACCACCGCCAAAACCTACGGCAGCACCAACTACTGCACCCGCTCCCGCACCGGCGCCTAGTGCTAAACCACCTTCTCCATCAGATGCAAAACCAAGTAAGATTGGGTCTGAAACTGGTAAGAAAGCAATGTTGGCGGAGATGGACAAAGAAAAGATTACTGACCCAACAAAGCGTGCTGCTATTATGGCACAAGTTGGTCACGAATCTGGTGACTTCACTACACTCAGCGAAAATTTAAATTATAAAGCCGCAACACTTACTAAGTTGTTTCCTAAAAAGTTTAAGAGTCCAGATGATGCACAACAAGTAGCATCGGGTGGTCCGAAAGCAGTTGCAGAAAGAATCTATGGCGGCAGAATGGGTAATGCGCCAGAAGGTGGTGGTGAAGGTTACGAATATCGTGGTCGTGGATTCATTCAGTTAACTGGTAAACAAAACTACACAAGATTCGGTTATGCAAACAATCCCGAAGAATTAACGCAACCTGCCGGTGCGGCCGAATCTGCATTGAAGTATATGGCAGGTTACAAAGGTGATTGGAGTAATATTACTGCGGTCACTAAGTTTGTCAATGGTGGTACAATTGGTTTAGAAGATAGACAGAAACATTTCTTGGCATATGTGAATGATCCAAAGATTACTTCTGTTGGTGCTGCTCCTGCATCCTCACCATCGGGTGCTCAAGTGGCATCAAATTCTTCTGCGGTTGCTTCTGAACAAAGGCAACAACAAAAACCAACAACACCAATTGTGGTTAATGCACCAACCACTAATAATAAAGTTGTGAATACTACGCAAGTGGCTCAAGCTCCTGCACCGAAAGATACGGCAACTAATCTCGCTGCCAGAGCGACATAAAAAAACCCGGCATAAAGCCGGGTCAAGTAATTAAAGGACTAGTTAATTACTTTGTTTCTGCTAAAGACTTAAAATAATCTAAATCTTCGTCATCTTCTGTGATTGCTTTGTCAATTACAGATACATCATCATCTTTGAATGAAGAAACAACATTGTCAGTTGCTTTGGTTCTAGGTGCAGCAGGTGCGCCATCGAATCCAAGAACTTTATCAAGGCGTGTTTTCAACTGTTCATAGGACTTAAATTGTTTCTTCTCAGAAAACTCTTTAATGCCAAATTCACGCTTCCACAAATCTTCAAGTTTAGCATCATCACCTTCAAAGAGTGCAGACTGGTCAGCAAACTCTGATTTATCATAATTACGATAACCTTCAACATTACGAATCTTCAACTTGAAGTTAGCACCTTCCCACATATCAAATGGGTTGATTGCTTTCTCATCAGCAAACTCAGGGTTCATTGCTTCTGTAATCTTATCAAAGATTTTCTTACCAAACTTAAACAGTTTGATTTGACCTTCGTTTGATGGATTGCTTGGATCAGAAATGACCAAGATATTGGCAATGTAAGAAAGTTTGCGTTTCTGTTTACGAGCAATATCTTTGTTTGCTTCGATGCCAGAATTCCATAATGTATTGTTGTGTTCACAAACTGGACACTTGTCATTTAGAGTTGTGAGACAGTTATCGATGAACCAACCGCCTGGTCCTTGAAAGCCGTGTGAAAAAACACGAACCCAAGGAAGGGCATCATCACCATCAGCGGCAGGTGCGGGTAGAAAACGAATAACGGCCATGCCATTACCTGCTTTATCTACTTCGGGTTGCCAGAATCGGGTGTCATCTTTTGAACCAGCCTCTGCATTAGACTGGGTAGAAGCTTCAATCGCTTTGGTGAGTTTGTCCAAATCGGTACGATTGCGCTTTAGGTTTGCAAAACTACTCATAGTATTTCCTTTCGTATAACGGAGTATTAACGGTGTATAAACAACTTATCCACATATTCATAATATATCAGATATTTAGTCATCATGCAAGCAAAACTTTCAACTTCTCAATAGTATCGCCGATATCCTTGTGATGAATACCGATACCACCTGCTTTGTTGAATGCCTGAATAACATCCAAAGTATCATCTATCAATACGATGCCTTCGCCTGCATAATCTTTCTTATGCTTACGACCAGGCACCACATTTGGTTTAAAAGCAATTCCTTGTTTCTTCAACCAAATTCTTTTTTGTTCTTCAACTTCTGTATGATATTTTTCACCACCAGAAGAAGTAAGAATCTCAATTTCAATATTAGGAATTGATTTCACAAATGTAATCAATTCTTGACCACCTGGCCACCATGAAAGAAATTCGAAACCTCGCTTCTCTAAAATGAAGTCTGGCCATTCGTTTGTCCATAGTTTCTTATCACGGTTTTTCAAAGTCTCTGGTCCATAATGTCCAGAGAAACCTCCTTCAAAATCGCACAAGACGCCATCCATATCCAAATAAATCTTTTTCATTACCTAACCTTAAATAATCTTCTTCAATAACAGTTTGTATTTTACTACATCACTTGGTAAAAATGAGGCATACTTGATAATCTTTTTTCGGTAGTCTGGCCAACGAATCGTATCAGTAATCTTTTTATCCCACATAGGAATAAAACCAAGTATCTTGGCAAGTATGCATAGAGTTTCAATTTCAACTTCTCTGCGTAATGCCTTTGTTAATAATACCGGGTAATCACCTTCAGTTTTCAATACCGAATTTGGATCATCACAACCTTCAAATATCGTCTTACAATCATTCTCAAACACATAGGAAAGACTTTGGAGAACTTTCTTTCTGTGTTTGTATCTTATCTCAGCATCTTCTGTCAACAAGTCTCCAACCCACGCCTTATCATCAACCACAAAGTTAGATACAATAAAGGTAATCAAATCATCTTTATCGGTATACTTGCGAGATAGTTTGTAGAAATGATACTTGTCTTTACGATTCTCAAATGTGGTAACACTAATATTAGATTTACCATTGTATTTGAAAAAATCATATGAATCTTGTGAGAAATGAAGTTTTAGTGATTGATACAGACTAAACGCTTCATATCCTGTCATAATGGTAAACGAGAACCTTTTTCTTTCAACATATTATTGTCCATTGCATTGCCCTCAAGTTTCGATTTTAAATTGGAATTCACTAATGTTGCTGCCACTTCAATTTCAAGACCTGTTTGTTTACAATGTTCAACAATCGCTTCGATATAGTTGTAATCAGTATTTGCAACTAATTCTTCGATTGATTTAGCAAACTTAGCCATTTCGTCTTTTGTTGGCATTATTTCCAAGTGCCTTTCGGACAATTATCATCATAACAATTGTGCGACTTCATTACACTTCTTGGAAGTCCACAAATTTCACAACTGATTCCTACACTACCACCTGGTTGTAGTCCTGAAAGAGTAATAGTATCAATACCTGTGGGAACAAAAATACTAGGTTGGGCCGCACCATACGCACCATAGTTCACAGTATAATCTGCGCCAGTTGGTGAAAAATTCACTTCAACATCTTTGGTTGTAATAGGACCTTTCATCAATTCATTTACAGTCCAGTCCCAAGGTGCAGTATTTTTCGGTCTATTTGCAACACCGTAATCCATCTCATCATATAATTCTTGTGCAGGATTGAATTTAGGTGTTGTATATTCGGCAGTTTGTTTTGCAAACGGCCATTCAACATCATCTCTCAATGTTTGAGTCCAATCATGCACAGGTTCTTGTGGCGTTTCAAATTCTTCAACACCATCAAAATCTTCGTCCCATTCATCATTAATAACATCTAACTGACCATCAAAAACAAATCCAGAACCTTTTAGAAAATCTTGGAATCGAACCAAGATATCTTCTAAGGAATCCGCAGTAAATTCACTAACCAGTTTATTACCGACTAATTCGCCTCTAATATCTGTTTCTTCCATTATAAAAGTATATTTCATTATTTCACCACCGATTCATAAAGTGTTTCAAATTGTTCATGCACAGCAACTTCTTCATCAAAGTTCTGTTTGTGATAAACCTTAACTAACTTCGCAACCAACTTCTTAGGTAATTGCATTTGTTTGGATGTCTCTGCAATGCTTTCACGAATGAAATCTTGTTCACCATCGATACGAGTTAACGAATCGGAACAATCTTTAATAATCTTAAATAACTTCTCACGGTCTGGTTGAGAAAGTTGGTTAATCGTCAATTGTTGAACTGCCATAATATACTCCTGTTAAAAATTATTTTTTAGCGATTGTCGCTACATTGTGTGATTGTGCCGAAGCAGCAAATGCAACACAAATCAAATCATCACTTTTTGCATATGAGCATCTTACTGATAATGGGTCGATTCCTTTTACAATAGCAGAATCAATATTTTTTGCCATCAATGTTCTATCAGTTACATAGTAATATCCCAATCCTACAACTGATGCTAGTAGAACTAAAGTTAAGCAAATAATAAATGTCGAATCTAACTTAAATAAGTCTATGTTTTTCGTATTCATTAACTCTCCATACCTTTTCGTTTGTAAAAAATGTGTCTGCCTACCGTGGTTGTGTAAATCATATTAGGCCATTTTGGATTAACATAATCAGCATGATAGAACAAGGCACCCTTTGATGGGTCTTCCATCTTCTCATAATTAGCATAAACATATACTGCTAAATTTCTAACATCATTATACAACGAATTTGGCCTATTTGTCAAGACCTGTCCTGTCGATATTGCCTTGGCTCTATCTTCACAATACCAAGAAAATTGGCAAGTGTTACCGGTCTTTTGTTTAACAACACCACAAATGTTGTTTTCAAAACGACCACTATTAACACGGTTCAAAGTAACAAAAGCAACGGCAATTTTACCTGCATCAGATTCATGCCCCGCTTCAAAATAAATGTTTTCAGCCAGACACTCAACCTGCGTTTTAGCATCTGCGGTTAAATTATTATAGTATGCCTTGTATGGCAAATTTCTATTTTGGTCTACCATCAAAAAACTAAATGTAAAAATAGTTACAATGGTCACCAATGTGATGAAAATGCGAGCTCGCATAATTTCTCCTTAATTAGTTAAGGATTTACGACCAAAGAAGGTCGTAAATCCGATCCCGTATCAGGTGGACTTTTTGATTGTCTTTTCTTGTGTAGAATTGGGGATTTGTTGTGAAACGAAACCGTTCAATGCGTTTGCTTTGATAATGATTTCGTGTTCACTTGGGAAGGAAGGAAAACCTGGATGGTCTGGTACTGGTTGGCCATTCAGTTTAGCATATTCGCATTGTGATGCGTATTGATTGCTAATTGATTCACGCTTTCCGTAGTAGTCATCAGAAAGCATATCCTTCGCCATTTTTAGAAGTTCGAGGCGTATTTCGAACGGTGTCATGTTTGACATATAAAACTCCTTTGTGTGTTTTGTGTGTTACTGGCAATAAGTGTGTGTAGCCAGTTACTTATTTATGTTACCAATGTCTTATAACACTGGCAATAATGAAAAAATTCGTTATGATGTATATTAACACAATTAATGTTCGTATTGCGGCAATCTTATCTGATTCGCAATCATTCACACCTTCTTTTTGACCGAGTGCCTTAGCCCACAACCGCCACATACTACCACGCCCAACTCACGCAAGAATACCTTGTGCCTTTAGTTACAGGTTGAACTCCGTGTGGAAATAAAAATACAGAAGGAAATACAACTGCTGTGCCGGTTTTAAATTTGATTTCTTCGTCACCCCACATAATAAATTCACCACCTTCATAATCATCATTTAATACTGCAAGAAAGGTCATTGTAGGAATACCTTTTGCTTTACCATCAAACAATGAATGAATATGGTCACAATGTAGTGCCATTAACCTATCTTCACTATATCGATTGAATCGAACGGCAGAATAACCTTGCCATCCATTAAACCAAGTAAATTCTAATTCATTGGTATACTTTCGATAGGCATCCCATATTCTTTGCATTACATATGGTTGTGTGGATATATTAGCACCTTCGAAAGAAATATCTAGTTCACGATTGCCACTTTGAGTTGCATATGAACCATCAGCCGCATTATAGAATGTATGTTGTTGCCAATTTACATTGTTCATTTCACTTATGGTTTGTTTACACTTATCGGCATCTAACCAATTGTCGTAAACTTTAACATAAGACCTTAAATCTTTATCCATAATCAATCCCACAAACCTTGGTAATATTTACCAAACAAACGGAATCCATTCTTCATTCTATCTTCAACAATTTGCATACCATCGTAATCGCATTTATATGTATGATTTGGTCCATCTCTCATTTGGCTGAATTTGTGTTCACCTTTTGGTACTTCGTTGCCGTCTTTGTCAACAGGCACCCAAAGTATATCCATCTCACCAGAACGATATGCATCTTGCCAAGAATCATCGACCTTATGTTCAAATGCATATATCATTTCATCGAGGACATAATCCCATCTTTTGAAATGGTTGTCATCGGTGTCCCATTCGTTTTCTTTTGGTGGTGCAGAAGTTGATTTTAATTCTTCTGGCACATCCTCATCATCAACAAAAGGCGCACCGTGTTTTGATTCTTTCAATTGTTTCAACATTGGAAGAATGATGTATGACAATGTATGATCCATTGACCAAGTATCCCATCGGTCAATTTTTACATAATCAATCTTGCGGTCAACTTTACTCCAAACCCATTGAATTGCTTTACTAATAGGTAGAAGGCGGTCTGACCATTTCTCAACCCATTCAGGATGTTCAATGTATTTGTATTTACCTTCAAGTTCATCTAATGCGTTTTGGATACTACTATTGCGACTACATTTAGACCAATCTGTCCAAAAAAACATATAATCTAACATAGTGTAAGGACTAATCCAATGGTCTTTATAATTGTTAATGTAAACTTTCACTCGACATTTTCCTTATATGATTTAAACTTATCGTCATTACGAATATCCGAAATTCTTTTTCGGCCTGCGGAATTACCCAACCATCTAAGCTGGGTACACATGGTACATCTGCAACTTCTACGAGGTTTCTTTCTTTTGAAATTTGCCATGATTTACCTCTAAATTTGTGGATGGTTATTCTGTTACGAGGAAACCATCCGAAACCCTAAGCAGTGTTTAGGCTGCTAATGCGAACTGTGAGTCGTTTGCGTTTACTTTTTTTTAGTTTTTACACCTGCTCTGGTGTGCTGTCCACTCTGTTACTCTTTGCCCTGTCGAATCTAGGTCAGGCCCATCAAAAGCACACAATCCCCACTAGAGCCCTAAGAGGTTTCTTTCATCTAGGACAACTATGTGCT